CCGGCTGGGCACTTGCAGCAAGTCCTTGTCCACGCCCACGACGATCTTCTTGCCGGGGATGATGGTCTTGCTGGTGGCGAGGATGCCGCACACGTCGTCGCCTTCGAGTGTCGGCTTGAGGTAGCACTTCCACGTCTCTTGCAGGAAGTCGCGCACCGCCTGCCACATCGCGGGCCTGCGGCTCTCGTCGCGGTGGTCCTTGTAGGTTGGCAATACGTCCTTGCGCCAGTTGTGCTCTGGGTCGCTTAGGGCGAGCACGACGTCAGCGTCGAAGCCCTCCTGCCAGCGGGTGATGAGCGTGTTGATCTCATTCTCCGCCGCTGTCAGGTCCGCTTCATGCGACACCACGCCGTCACCCCAGTCGACAGACGACTCGTTCGCGTAGGCATAGCGGTACGCGAGGTAGTCGGCGTCGATGATGAGGGTGGTCATAGGCCGAACACCCAGTTGAGACACTTGACGGCTCCGATTACAAATACTAGCGCGGTGCACCACACTCCCGCCGCGAACATAGAGAGCCTCAAGACTTCGCGCATCCGAACCCCCGCTTGCGCGATTTGCTGGTCTCGTTCGTCAGCTTTTTGGACGTGACGATGGGTTGTGTCTAGCACATGTTCGTATTCAACTTTCATCCGTTCCTCCGCAGGAGTTCGCGCAGCTCCATCACCTTCGCGATGGCAACTGGCAAGTCCTTCAAGATGACCCGGCCGCCGAACCAGAAGGTCAGCACGATTAGGAACGCTTGAAGCCAGAACGGGTCGATCTCTTCGGGCTTCGGGAGCTGAATCTTCCCGCTGATGCCGAAGATCAACCACAGCGTGACGCCCGGCCGGATGAGGCGGTTGATGCCGTCGACCATCGCGTCGAACCATGTGTTGTGCGACGTGCCGGCGAAGGCGCGGGCGTCAGCCGTTTCCTGCTGATCGGCGATAGCCTTCTCCTCGCCGGAGAAGTGCGCCTCGTCGGCAACCTGAGCGACAGCCTTGACGGCGTCCCCGGTGAACAATGATTTGATCCAGCCGAACATCAGTGGTCTCTCCTGTCGCTGACTTGAAGGGTGGTGGGAGGCGTAGCCTCCATCGCTGTGCGGCGCTCATGCGCAACCTTGTAGGCCGCGGTGAGTGCGTCGAGCACCGGCCCCGAGAGGTCGTCGAACGACAGGACCGAACACAGCGCATAACACAGCGAGGCTACGTTGCGCGCCGGGGTTCGCTCTCCGGTGGTGTCATCCTCGAACTTTAGGTGGCGCTTGACGTAGCCACCTCCAAAGTCTTCGAGTGTTAGTATTGCCTTCATGGTTTCCTCCTCTGGGACAACAACGAGCCGTTTGTGAGTCCCTTGTAGAACTTCACGAGCTGCTCAAGTTGGTGGAGCTTTAGGTCACTCTTGGTGCTGTTCGCCTTCCACGACACGACCGTGACGTTACCTGGGGTGTAACCCAGCTCGGGAACTACACGGTCGAGAGTTGGGGAGGTTGGGACGAGGTGCCCCTTGCCGGGGCGAAGAGCGATGCCAAGCGCCGGACACTTGTCCGGGATGCGGATGTCAGACAGCGTGATCGTACACGGCAGTCGGTCCCGCTTGGCTCGCCTCCTCGCCCCATATAGCAGCCCCTGCTTAATGCGTCGCTGCCCATGAGTTTCCAACTGAGTAATCCCCCGCGAGGGGGCAGCGGAAGTTGAACGACACTCCCGCTCGGACGATGGCGTCCGCGGCGATCTGGCCGACTTCATTCGCTATCGCTGGGCGGACCTCGATCTGCCACTCGTCGTGAATGTTTGCAACAAACTCATAGTCCTCTCCCGTGGTGAAGCGTTGTGAGAGCACCTCATCCAGCAACACGAGCGCCCGCTTCATAATGAGCGCGCCGGCCGACTGGAGAAGTGTGTTGAGCGCAGAGTGCTCAGAGCGGATGCGCAGCTTCCGACCGTCGAGCCCAATCAAGTAGCCCTTGGTCTTCACTGCATTCTTGACAGCGGTGACGAGCTTCGAGAGCGCCGGCAGGTTCTTGGCGATCAACGCGCGCGAGCGTTTGCCCAGCGAGACGATGGCCTTCTGACCCTTGTGCTGAAGTCGGGCTTCGGCGCCCATGTCTTCGAGCACGATAGTGCCGAGCTTGTAGTCACCCGCGCCGTACAGGAACGCGTACATCCAGGTCTTCGCGTTGTCGCGGGAGTTGAACTCCAGCGCCCGCTGCGTGACCGAGTGAACGTCGGTCTTATCTTCCTTGCGACCCTCGGTGACCGTCCTGATGTACGCACCGCCGTCGTACTTCGCCATGTAGTGCGCGAGGCAGCGCAACTCCAGCCCCTCGGCGTCACAACCGACGAGCACGTAGCCGAGCCCAGGCACGTAGATCGCGCGGAACTCCTCACCGTACGGCGAGCCGACTCGTGGAGTCTGCGCGACGTTCGGCTTGGCGTGCGTCATGCGCCCGGTGACGGCGGCGTTGGTGCGCACGCTTCCGTACACGCGCCCGCCCCGCTCCGCCTTGAGCACCGCTTCCTTGCCGGTGACGAGCTGGCCGAGCCGCTTGTCCACCATGAGGTACTCGTTGAGCAGCACACACGGCGGATAGGACAGCGCACCTAGCACCGCCTCGTCCACCGTCGGAATGCCGTCGGCGCCGAACGACTTCGGCTTCCAGCCGTAGAGCTGTTGCAAGCGGTTTGCGATGTGGTCACGCGAGCCGGGGTTGAACTCGGTCAGCTTGACCTTGCAGAGCGTGACGCCCGCGACGTAGCCTTCCTTCTTGTTGTCGCGCTTCGGCGTGAACTCCTTGCCCCGCTTGTAGAACGGGCCGAAGTACTTCGCGCGAAGCTCTGTCTCGATCTCCAGCGAACGCTTAGCAAGCGCGGCGTGGAGCTTCTGCGCAGCCTCCAGGTCAATCGCAAAGCCACGAGCCGTTTGACGCTCGATGATACGCGCGACGTCGTGCTCAAGGCGGATGGACTCGGGTGATAAGTCCAGGGCTTGCAGCTTCGCTGCGAGCTTGATCGTGACCGTTACGTCCTGGTCGCAGTAGTCTTCCATCTCCTGCGTCCACACGCCCCACGGACCTTTGAAGTCCCCCTTGTACTCGCCTACTCGGTGACCCCACGCCTCTAGCGCGTGACGGCCGTACAGGTTCTTCGGTATCCACGCGCCCTTCTTCCGCTCAGCGGCGAAGTCGCGCTCCTTCATGTCGGGGTACGCTAAGCCCGACAAGATGATCGTGTCGACGATCGCTACGTCGGGGCGCAGGGTGAACTTTGGATAGAGCTTCTTGATCGCCGGCAGGTCGTACCCGACGATGTTGTGGCCGCACACTGAGTCGGCCTGTTCGAGACGGCGCAAGCCCTCCTCGATGCTGGGCAGGCCGTTGCGCTGATCGTTGTACCGCGCACGCTCCCCGGTCACCGTGTCGTGGATGACAAGGCAATGGAGCGTGGTAACGGTCGGCAGCAGGCCGTCCGCTTCGATGTCGAAGACGAGCATTGAACCTCCGGTGGGACTTTAGGCGGCGCCGAGGTAGCGCCAGAATGTGCGCAGGATGTCCTGTCGTGCCTCGGCGATGTGATCGCGGGCTGCGATAGCGTGGATGACGCGCGTGTTCGGCATCTTTCCGCCAAACACGAGCGCGATGCGGAACGCCAGGAATCTGATTTCGTACTGCATGTGCCATCTCACGAAGAACGTGGACGGCTCTGGGAGAACCATGTGACCTCCGAAAGAAAACGCCCCGCCGAAGCGGGGCGAAGTCCTACAGGCAGGAGTTACTTGAAGAGCCGCTCATGGAAGGTGACATACAGCATCCAACCGCCAGCGATGAAGCCGTAGAGCGCCGCCGCGACCAGCCCAACAGCAACGAACGGTATCGCGACTAGAATCACAACAGCGCGTGCGATGTACCGCATCAGAAGTCCTCCTTCTTGCCACCTGAGGTGGCGGTTGTCTCGTCGTCGAACGCCGGCTCCTTGTCGAACGGGAGCAAGCGGCCGGTCTCGTGGTTGTACTTCAGCGTGTCGGCAGGTCCGAGCTTTCCGAACTCGCGACACTTGAGTACGCGAATCAGCGACTCGTCAGGGTCGTCCCCTTGCTGATCGCGCTCCAGTGCGATGATGTTGTCGGAGAGTTGCTTGAGCGTGCCGGAGCCGCGTAGGTGCGACAGGGTTACGCGCCCGCCTTCCTCGTGCGGTGTGCCATCGACCATCTTCAGGTGGCAGATAGCCACGACACCAACGCCCGTCTGCTCGATGAGCTGGCGTAGCTTGGTCATCAGGATGTCGATGTCCTTTCGCTCACCCTCACGCGACGACTCCTGTCCGCTGACCACGATGCTGATGTGGTCGAGGAAGATGAAGTCGACGTCGAGGCCCGTCGCGAAGTAGCGCAGCTTCGCGAGCAGGTTGTCGGATGCGAGCGAACCGAAGTGGTTGTAGAAGTACGTGCGGCCGTTGGCTATCATGCGCGCGAACGACTCGGCGTACTTCTCCGGCGTTATCAGCTCGGGGCTGCAACGCAGTCGACCGAGTTGTACGTTCTGGTCGATGGCGATGTAGCCCTGCGCCGTCTTCGTGTAGCTCTCTTCGAGATACACATTGCCGGTGCTCAGCCCTGACTGAATCATGTGCGCCGCGATCTCGCGCGCGAGCGTGCTCTTGCCGACGCCAGTGCCGGCGGTGAGCAGTGTCAGCTCGCCCTTGCGCAGCCCGTTGAGCATCTCATTAAGCTGCGGGTATCGCGTGGCGAAGCCGGGCGGGACGGCCTTCTGCAAGTCGGCCAGCTTGATCTCGTCACCACTGACGATGCCGTCGGGGCGGTAGACCTTCGCACCCCAGATCGCGTCGATGATCTCGTTGCCGCGTTGTGCGACGAGCATCTCATTCGCGTCCTTCAGCGGTAGCGTGGCGATCTTCGCCTTGCCCGGCGTCAGCAGTAGCGCACACTCCTCAGCAGCCTCGCGGCCGGGCTCGTCGTTGTCGAACATGAAGACGACCGTCTCGAACTGCTCAAGCCAGGGCAGCGCGTTCTTGATGCTCTTCTTCGCGCCCGGTGCTCCGTTCGGCACGGACACGACGGGCCACTTGTTACCCCACATCTGCGACACCGACAGTGCGTCGATCTCGCCCTCGGTCACGGTGACCATCTTGCCGCCGTCACGCCACAGGTGTTGACCGAAGAGTGGCATCTGCTTGCCGTCTCCGATCACCTGGAATGTCTTATCTGCGTAGCGCAGCTTCTGCGCCACGATCTTTCCGTCGCGGACATAGTTTGCGATCTGCACCTTCTTGCCGTGCTGCTCGCCAACTTGATAGTTCCACTTGGAGCACGTCTCTTCAGAGATACAGCGCTTGCTCAGCGCCTGCGTCTCACCATTCACGAACTCGTGTGTCTTCGACATGCGCCCCCGTTTCGGTTGCTCCGTCACCTCGCCGTTGGCGTGGTGGTACTTCTTGCAGGACCAGCAGAAGCCGTGCCCGTCACTGTATCTGGCGAGCGCGTCGCTCGAACCACAGGACGGACACGGCTCGTGTTGGATGAAGCTGGACTCGTCGGTCACTTAACGTTCGCCCCGTACGCCATGTCGTACTCGCGGCGGCACTCCAGCATGGCAATCAGCAGCTCGTCGAACTCATAAGGGAGAAGCTTTAGTGCGGCACCGTCGCCCGTCTCAATTAAGTACATCGCGTTTTTCTGTAACGCTCGGCGGACGGCTTGGTCCGACGACACACCAAACTGTTTGATAATCTCTTCGCGCTTCATTTGCACTGCACCTCTACTGAGCCGCGCTTGGTGTTTGTCTTGTATGACGAGATGTCGCACCCGTGAGCGTTGATGGTCTCGATCAGGTTAGTTGTTGTGCAGCCGGCCAGCATCAGCAGGGCGGCAATCAGCGTTAGACGTTTCATCGTTCCTCCAGAAATAAAAGGGCCGGGGATAACTCACCCGGCCCGTATGGCAGAGGCCGCGGCTTAGTTGGCGGCGTGCCCTGACTGTCTGTTGATGCGCCACATCTGGTTGACATGACGCGTGCCCCGGCCGGAGCGCAGCGCGCCACGGATGCGACGCACGATGGCCCGGCTTGGCTTGCCAACTTCTGCGGCCCGCTCGAAAGCGAGACGCATCGCGGTGCGGTGAATCATTAGGCAGCCACCGCCGTCTGCGCCGAGCGTGAGCCCAGCGTGTAGCGCCCGTACTGCTTACCGTTGCGATCCGTGCGGCGCTCGCAGTTGATGACGAGGTCTGAGCCCTGCTCCTCGAACACTTTGTTGAGGCGCCACACGCGCGCGGCCAGCCGGTAGATGCCGTACACGCCGACGGCTTCGAGCGCCGTGATGCTGCGGCCGGTGTTCAGGTGTTCGAGAACGATCTGCTCTTGGGTCTTCTTCACAGTTGCCTCCTCGGGCTTCTATTACAGGTTGCGACCATCGAAGTCGGCGGACAGATATTCGACCAGACGGTTGATAAGTGCTGACGTGCTTCGTTTCGTTGCGAAACTGCGGTTGCACCACTGACACAGGAGTCCACGCACGCGCCCGGTGTCATGGTCGTGGTCGACAACGAGCCGTGTTGCAGGCTTTGTTCCACACAGGGCGCACGAACCGCCCTGGAGTTTCTCCATCGCGGCGCGCTGATATTCAGTGACGCCGTACAGGCGGACGAGAGCCGCGGCCTTTACTTGTCGCAGCACCTTCGCCCTGTTCTGCCGGTAGTGCCACTTCCGATAACAGGAACCACACATCCCGCGCGCATGGATGCGTGAGCATTTATGCCGCGCCAACGGCGACCCACCACTGGCGAACGTCAAAGCTCGGGCAGCCCTTTCTGACTCCAGGCAGATCACGGTGGCCCAACACCTCAGCCTGTACGTGCTGATGCTTGAGTCCACCGACGAGCGCCTTGAGTGCGACCATCTGCTCGGGTGTGAAGTTGTTCTCGGGAACTAAGTCCCAGCGCGGTCCATCGGCATCCGGCTTCCCGTCTGCGTCAGCGATGCGCTTGACGCCGCCGACGAGGCAGATGCCGATGGACATGCTGTTGTAGCCCTGCGCGTGCGCGCCGGGCTCGTTGATGTTGCGACCCGCCTCGACCGTACCGTCGCGGCGGATGATGAAGTGGTAGCCGACCTTGAAGTAACCCTTCTGGCGGTGCCAGCGGTCGATCTCGGCTACTCCGATGTCCATATCGGGAGGCGTGGCGGAGCAGTGGATCACGATGTATCGGACGTCCTTCAGCGGGATGCTGGACACGGCCTGCTCCGCATAAACGTCGCGACGCGCTCTAGCTCAT